TGAACGCTGGCAGTTTGCAGTGCTTGGCTCATATCGCAACAAACTCCTGATTTTCGGGGTATCGAGTACCCTCCAAGGCAATGTAATCAGACAGCATCGACTTGTAGAGTTGGTACGCCTCAGAGGACGATAGACCGCCATCCTCTCCACGTTCAACTAATGCCCTGGCGTATGCGTTCTGCGCTACTAAGAAGTCAGGCACTAGGATTGATGTCGCATCAGATGCCAATGTTGCCTGCGGCACTGTTAATGAAAACGGGATGCTGTAGACCCCATCTGGACGGGGATAGAGAGTTACCTTAGTGTCACTACTAGCGTCCACGCCATCGAATGCGTAAAACTGCGGAATACCGTTTGTAGTGGGTACAAGATTCTGGTAGCGGTTCATTTCCACGAAACTGATGTTTTTCATTCCTACGTTTGACGTAGTGTTGATAACATCCATGACTTGAAATTTTTGCCCTGCACCAGTGAGGCTGTAACTGTAAGTTGCCGCCACTGTTGTCAAAGTTATGTTCTGCCCTAATACGTTCCAGCTAAACGCATCCTCCACCTGGCGTTTGGCATCATTCACAAACTTGCCTATCAGCGTTGAATAGGTAGTTGCCCCGTTAGTGGCTACGGTAGTTTCACGCAACCGAATCAACACATCGTTAATCAGTTCTAAATAGGTCATGATCGTGTTAGTCCTTCTTCTTCAAATGTCGCTATAAAACTGAATGTGCTTGCTGACTCAGTAGTTATTTTGATTTTGTCGCCTTCTTCTAAAACAATGTAGGCATTACCATCAAACTGTAAGTAATTTTTTGATGTAAAGTTGTATTGAGTCAATATATCAAGAGTGGTGTTAGCACTAGAGTCAAACCATTGGACAGTAATATGCTTGGTAGAGCCACCCGTATTGTGTATATACATCACAGTAAATTTGGCGTAATAACCCGTAGGACAGGTATAGACTGTGGTATCTACTGCCGCTGTAGGACTAACACCAACTGATAATGCTCTCATTTTGCCTTCGCCTTATTTCGTTCTGAAATAGACTTGGCTTTTACCTTTGCGTCAGCTTTTGAGGATGCACCCCAGGCTTTTAGCGAAAGAAGCAGTCTTGTCGGTTCGCCTTTCTTGTCGTACTCAGGGCCATCATTGCCAGCCATACGCGCCAAGAAACTTGCTCTACGGGGATTATCCCCCGACTTAACTGGCGCTTTTAAATCACCACCAGTTGAAGCATTATAGGATGCCCTCCCCTTGGCATTCAACCCGCCCTTTGGGTTTTTACCCTCGGATCGTTGCCAAGCAGGAGTTTTCATCTACTTCTCCTTTTTGGGTTTCTTTGCAGTCTTTGCAGCTTGTTTAAAGTCGGCAGCAGAAGGTGCGGCCTTGGAGCCTACCTTATTCATCTTCTCACCAGAGCCAGCCGCGATACGCTTTTGCTTGGCGTTGATATTGGCATAAAGTCCAGGTTTCATTTTTTCTTTACCTTTGCTTGTGAAAGCGCAATAGCAACTGCTTGTTTTGGATTTTTGACTACAGGGCCACCTTTGCCAGAATGTAAAGTACCGGCTTTGTACTCAGTCATTACTTTACTAATTTTCTTTTCAGCTTTGGTTTTCATCACTTGCCTCTATTTGCTTTCTTCATCATGTGGGTGGCTGTGCGCTCACCTCGAACCGGCGCATTCTTTGGCTTGCTAACTGCAACCATGATAGTCATGGGCATGGATTTTTCTTTCATTGCTTTAGGCATCTTTGAATTGCCCATTTTTGGTGCTTTTCCGTACATGATTTAATCCTTAGTGATAGGCCCACCAGATTTCCACGCATCACAAGTACGGGCCGCTGCACAAGTGAATTGGAATAGATCACAGTATCCCAGATTTGCCGCCTCAATAAACTGCTGGTCATAGGACAACTCATTCTTAACTGTGCAGCGTTTATCCAGACTCCAAAGATATGCACTGCATCATCTTTGGAGTCTGGATAAACGCTGCACAGTTACCGCAGCGCATTGACTTAATAGCGGATGTTGGAGCGTTGTACATCTTGGCCTTCTTTAGCCAAAACGCATCATTAGGCTCATCAGGGTTTGGTGGCCCATAACCGTAATCCGCAAACGCATGGTTGCGGTTCTTCAGATTAACGGAAATGTCCTGCGTAGCGATAGGGCATACGACACCAGATAAAAGACCTTCTTTCATGCTGCCATCCTAGCTTTTGGTGGCCTACCCATACGCTTAACTTGAACTGGTGCAGTCATTGGAAGCACCTTGTTTTGAGCCTCAACCTTTACATCTTCACCCTTATCATCAACCAAGACATAACCACTATGACCACGCATAGAGTCAATATCGTGCTGGTAGGTAAAGGTTACGGTATTACCGCTTTGTAAACATCTAAAGATTGCCATACTAGAACTCCAAAAAAAGAGGGGTTATTAGCCCCTCTTTAATTACACCAAACGAACAACCACACACTTCACAGTAGTGCTTGCCAAATCCAATGCACCGCCAGATTCGTTTTGGAAACGAATAGAGACAACACCTGCGGCTGAAACATAAGGCGTAATGGAGATGCCAGAGACATCCACACCCATGCTAATGTTCATCACAATGTCACCCAGAGCCACGCCTGGTACTGCAATGGTGTTGGTTTCTCCAACGCCATCAGAAAGAGATGATGCGTTTAAAGTTGCCGTTACAGACCATGTATCAGAGAACAGACCACGGAATTGGTCATTACCTCTGCGAGAGGTTACTGCTGTTGCTGCTGCCATTTTCTAACTCCTTAAAAGTAATGCCCCCAGCGATGGGGGCGTGGGGTTAGGCTGGCACTGCCAACGCATAGGCGCTAGAAGACAAAGCTGCACCAGTTGTAGCGGCTGCACGGAGTGCTGCAACACCGTAAAGGGTATCAGATGTGAACAAAGTGGCAAGGTAATCTTGCTTGTACTGAGTTTGTGAACGGATACCAATTTGCTCAACCAGAACCATTGCGTCCTTGTGACCCATCAAGCAAATACGATCAGTGCCAGAAGTACCAGCACCAGTATCAGCATTGCTAGAAGTAAACACGGGGATGCCGTACAGGTTGCCGATTTCACCAGTGCGGATTGCATTGCCATTACCCACAAAAGCCTGTTCCGTATAACGGGAAAGACCCATCAGCGTATTACGGCTAGATGGAGGGATCAGGAAAAAGCGATTGTCCATCGGCGTGTCGTTGTCATCCAAACGCTGAATAGTTCTGCGAATGGCGGCATCGGTCAAAGCTGCTGCGTTTGAAGTGGTGCTGTTGTAAGCAGTAGTACCATCAGAGCCAATAAAGGCTTTGGTGCTTGTATTGCTTGTTGCATAGTCGTTAGTACCGACAGTAGCACCGTTAAATGCACGGCCCAATTGAACCAAGCTAGTGTCTACTTGCTTGGCAAGCGCATAGCCAGCATCAGCAGTGTAGAACTGGCGCAAGCTGTTTAGTGCTTGTGCTTCAACGATGTCCTCAATGAAACGTGAATATTCAAAGTGCTTGTTAATAGACACTTGAATCTCTGTTTCCGTATCGGCAATCAGAGTGACGGCAGTAGATGCCGATTTCGCTGAAGCTGAACCACGGGTAGGTGCGGGAATGTGAACCACATCGCCCTTCTTACCTTTGAAATTCATCTTCATTACGATGTTAGCCAAAACAAGGTTTTTCTTGTAAGAGGCTATGATTTCATCACTCCAGATTTCTGGGATAAATGTTGCTGCGGTAGTTACTGTTACCGCTGGGGTGGGATATGCCATGATTAAACTCCAGTTAAATTATCGAACGCGACCCTCGGCATAAGCTGTGAGTATTTCATCATTCAGCGCTTCATACCTTGAAGGGTCAGTCATTTTCAGACGAATAAGATCGGCCCTGCGATAGACTCGTTTGGAACTCTCTCCAGAACCACCAACATCAACTTGCGCTGCTTTCATACTTTTAGTCCGAATGGCATCATTTACCTGATCTGACTGTTTAGCCTTAACACCGCGCAGTTGCTTAAAAGTAGATAGCAATTCATTCGCCGAATCATAGTCAAACTCTGCATCTGCCTTTGCGTAGAGTCCCAATCTTATAGGTGAAGATTTCACCCAATTATGGAACTCCGAATCATTGACCACTTGAGAGTAGTCGGGATGATCCTGCACCAGCTTTTGCTGAATCTGCATCCGTCTGAAATCTTGACCAGCTTGTCTGGCCGCGAGTACATCGGGATGTCTATCAATCGTTGTTTGAACTGCCTTTTGAGGATTCTCAAAAAAGTCAACTTCAGGCTCTTCCTCTTTGATAGGTTGCGATCTTCCACCAAGGTTTTGCTTGATTAACTCGTCAGCTAACTTACGAACTTCGCCGACCTCTTGGGCCTGCTTACCGATCAGCCTTTCAGCCTCCTGGTGCATTCGTACAACTTCCTCCAAACTTTTAGCCCTGTATTTCTCAGGAAGTTCGTTTTTAGTTTCTTCTATTTCGAGTTCGCCTAGCGGCTCTGTGGTTTCATCAATCAACATATCGGTTTCCTGCCAAAATGGTTGTAGGATAATTCAACTCGGCATAATGCTTATGAGTTGGCTTTTTGCTCCGCTTTTAACTTCTCGGTGTGCCGGTGTTCAAACCGTCCATGAGCGGACGGAAAGTTACCAGACCAACCTTCAAGGTTAAATGACGGAGCGCTTATTACACGGGTGGCAAACCCCCCGCATTTACAAAGCACACTGGTAGTCTCATAAACTTGCAGTGCCTCAGTGCGTTGTCCACATAAGCAGACAAATTCATACATTCTTTTCATTCAAATCCTCGTATGCTCGTTCGCTGACCTCTTTCAAGGTTATCAGCCAAGTTAGGATGGAAATCTCGCCTTTGCGGAATTGTAGACTTTTTTCGTCCGCTATGGTAGAAACATTGTTAAGCGCATCAAACATCTTATTGGAATCGTCCATTAGGTCAATCCAACCAGGCATAGAAAACAGGTCAAACCTGTCCTCATAATATCTTTGCAACTCTGGAGTCATGTTATTTATCCATTAATACAGTTAATCAACTCTTACCTATTAAATTCGCAAAGTAACCGATCACGCTGCCGACAGCCGACACGATGACCATACCCATCCAGAAACCACCACGGCCTTGGTTTGCTAGTGCCACCAGAGTTTCGATA